TACACAGCAACTTACATATCAAGGGATGCCGCTGGTGGGAGCCACGAGTTTCAAGTAACTGGAACTGCTAGTGGGGATGATTATTTATTTACCATCTTGGGCACAGCTTCCAGCAACTTTGATGCGGGTCATCACCATTGGCACTTAGAGATAGTTCGCAATAGCGATAGTGAGCGGATCGTTATAGATCAGGGTCACTGGGATCTTAACGAAGATATTGACGTAAATGGCACAGACCCGCGCACCTTTGCTGAGATTATGGTTAATAAGATAGAAACCATATTGAAGGGCAAGGCTGATAGCGATGTTGGCAGTTATTCAATCGCTGGCAGATCATTAACCAAGATGACTTTTGCTGAGTTAGAGGAAGCCAGAGATAAATATATGGGCATCTATAACCGTGAGAAGTCAAATGAGGCGGTGAAGAGGGGTAAGCCAAGCCCTAACACTATCAAAGTGAGGTTTAACTGATGGGTGTACTTGATCTCTTCAAGCGGTCGAAGAAAAAGCCGCAGCGCCGTAATTATCAAGCAGCCGCCAAGGGGCGGCTTTTCGCTGACTTTCATGGATCAAATAGAAGCGCTGACAGTGAAATACGTTGGGCGTTGCGTGATTTGCGCAACCGTAGCCGTGATTTAGAGCGCAATAATGAGTATTTTCGGCGGTATTTGCAGCTTTTGCGGGTAAATGTTGTCGGAGAGAATGGATTTAACCTACAGATCAGAGGCAGAAACCCAGATAATTCGCTAGATCGCGCTGGAAATAACATAATTGAGGGCGCTTGGCGTGATTTCTCACGTTTCGGCGGGCCAACCATTGATGGTGGTCTTTCAATGGTGGATTTGTGCAATCACATCATATCTGGCGTTGCGCGTGACGGTGAGGTGTTCCTGAAGATCGTAAAGGGCAACTATTTGCGCTACGGCATAGGTTTGCAGCTTATTGAGCCTGATCTTGTGGATGAAGAGAAGAACGAGCTTGCGGCAAACGGCAATCAGGTGCGCATGGGTGTTGAGCTTGACAGCAAAACCAAGCGTCCGATTGCGTATTATGTGCTGAATCACCATAAGGGCGACTATGATTACATGACGCCAGCCGCAGAGCGCAAATATACGCGTGTTTCTGCGGATGAAATGATGCACATCTATCGCCCAGAACGCGCAGATCAGACTAGGGGTGTTCCTTGGTCTGTTGCTGCGATTGCGTCATTGAAGATGCTGCATGGTTATCGTGAGGCTGAATTGGTTGCGGCTAGAACTGGTGCTGCCAAGATGGGCTTCTTCACTAGCCCTGCTGGAGATGGCTTTACGGCTGACGGGTTTGATGATGAGCAAAACACTGTTCCTATCTATGATGCTGAAGCTGGCACGTTCCACCAGCTTCCTGCTGGCGTTGACTTCACTCCATTTGACCCAACGCACCCGACATCTGCGTTTGCTGACTTTGAGAAGGCAATTCTGCGCGGCATAGCTGGTGGGTTGGGCGTAAGCTATACATCATTGGCCAACGATCTTGAGGGAACAAGCTATTCGTCCATACGTCAGGGCGCATTGGAAGAGAGAGATTTCTACCGCACGTTGCACAGGTTTATGATCGATCACTTCCTTGATCCGTTCTACCGCATTTGGCTAGAGCATGTGATGGATCATGGATTTATACCTATTTCTGGTGAAAATAAGGTATTTAAGTTTAGCCAAGACGTAACTTGGCGCGGCAGAGGTTTCCAGTGGGTTGATCCGCTAAAGGAGATGAATGCTGCGGTTGTAGGATTGCAGAACGGCATTCTAAGTCATTCTGACATTGCCGCTACTTATGGGCGTGATGCAGAAGATACGTTTGCTCAGATTGAGCGTGATAAAGAGCTTGCTGAACAATTTGGTCTATCTATGGCTTATCAGCCGTTTGGCATGAAGCAGCCAGTACCAGCAGAGGTGGATGATGTCGAACAAACCGACTGATGGAATGGTAGAAGAAGCGAAGCGCGGCCTAGAGTGGCGGCGTGAGTTTGGGCGTGGCGGCACTGAAGTTGGCATTGCTAGAGCGCGTGACATATCCAATGGCAAGAATTTGTCAGACGATACAGTCAAGCGCATGTTCAGCTTCTTTAGCCGCCATGAGGTGGATAAGAAGGCTGAGGGGTTTCGCGTAGGTGAAAAGGGTTATCCATCAAATGGCCGTATTGCATGGGCGCTTTGGGGCGGTGATGCTGGCTTTTCGTGGAGCAGGCAGATTGCAGGGCGGTTGGATAAAGAAGATCGCGCCGCTGGCGTGACAGATGCGGTTAAGACCGGCTTGGCCAAGAAGGCCAGGGATCACAATGAAAAGGTTGGTGATGTGGCGTCTAAGCGTACGAGTACACGTACGCTAACGGCTGTATTCAAGCGTGGCGTTGGCGCTTACAAGACAAACCCGCAGAGCGTCAGACCCAACGTAAAGTCACCTGAGCAGTGGGCATATGCCCGCGTGAACAGCTTTTTGTACGTTCTGCGCAATGGCAAATTCCGCAGCGGAAAGCATGATACTGACCTTCTGCCAAAGGGTCATCCAATGGCTAACGATGAAAGGGGTAGCGCAGATATGGCAAAAGATGATATTATTGATCTTGAACTGAAAGGATCAACAGAGATGGAAGAGCGTCACATATTGAACGTGGAAGAGACAGATGATGCTTATACTGTCACTTTTGCGAAGCCTGATCGTGAAGATCAGCCTGAAATGGTAGAGGCCGCTGAAGATGATGAGCGCATTCAGAATTACGATGATGAAGAGCGCTTAGACCGTGAGAAGATGGAAACTCGCGGCATGTCGTTTGACGGTAAGGTTGTTGACGAAGATAAGCGTACTGTTCGCATTGCTGTATCCAGCGAAGAGCCAGTAGAGCGTAGCTTTGGCAATGAAATATTAGATCACAATGAGCGCAGCATTGATCTTAGCTTTGCTAAGTCAGGTCGTATGCCGTTGCTCTTGGATCATGACCCACGCCAGCAGATTGGCGTGGTAGAGGACGTAAGCCTTGATGGATCGGCCCGTAGATTGCGGGCGACTGTGCGTTTCGGAAGAAATGGACTTGCCAAAGAGGTTTTCGACGATGTTGTGGATGGTATCAGAAGCAACATCAGTGTTGGCTATCATGTCAACGATATGGAGCGTCAAGATGCGGATAGCTACCGCGTGAAGTCTTGGCTTCCAATGGAAGTATCAGTTGTTAGCATACCCGCAGACCGGACAGTCGGGGTAGGCCGTGCAGCAGAGAAGCCACCCGCTCAACCTATCACTGAAGCTCTTATTAGAGAGGAAAATATCATGTCGGAAGATAACAAGATCGACATCGATGCGGTAAAGGCCGAAGCTACACGCGCCGCCGCAAAAGATACTGCTGAAATGTATCGCTTGGCTGCAAAGCACAACAAGCGTGATTTGGCAGACAAAGCCGTATCAGAAGGCCGCTCACTCGCAGAATTTCGCGGTGAATTGCTGGACGTAATCGGTAATGCACCATTGGATACGCCAAATGAAATCGGACTTGCCCCGAAAGAGGCCCGTCAGTTCTCATTGCTTCGCGCTATCCGCGCCCATGCAAACCCAACTGATCGCTCTGCACAAAAAGCTGCTGCTTTTGAATTAGAAGCTGCTGCTGCTGCGTCAGACGCGATGGGTGTTGAAGCACAAGGCATTATGATCCCAGCAGATGTATTGCGTAGCTGGAAAGTGCGCGACATGAACACATCTGACGATGCTGGCATTATTGCTGACGATTTCCGTGGCGGCGATTTCATCGACGTATTGCGGAATGCTTCATCAGTCATGCAAGCTGGTGCAACAATGCTGACAGGCTTGTCAGGCAACGTGAAGATCCCAAAGAAAACAGCCGCATCATCTGCCGGTTGGATTTCATCTGAGGGTGGCGCATCTGCTGAAAGCGAGCCAACTGTTGGTCAGGTCACGATGGCACCTAAAGTATTGGGCGCACATACAGACATCACACGCCTTATGATGCAGCAATCATCTTTGGATGTTGAAGCATTGGTGCGTAATGATCTGACAGCTTCTATCGCTCTTGCGATTGATCTGGGTGCATTGGCTGGTTCAGGCTCATCTGGTCAACCAACTGGTGTAAAGAACACATCTGGCATCAACACACCAACTGACTTTGCAGCAGCTAATCCAACATTTGCTGAAGTTGTAGCGATGGAAACTGCGGTAGCAGAAGACAACGCTCTGCAAGGCAACTTGGCTTACATCCTGCCAGCCAGCATGTACGGTGCGTTGAAAACAACTGTGAAAGACGCTGGTTCAGGCCAGTTCGTAGTTGCGCCAGATGGGTCAATGAACGGCTACAACGCAATCGTATCAAACCAAGTCACTGCTGGTGATCTGTATTTCGGCAACTTTGCTGACTTGCTGATCGGCATGTATGGCGGTTTGGACATTGTTGTAGATCCATATACTGCGTCTAGCTCAGGCACGGTACGGATTGTTGCACTGCAAACTGTAGACGTAGCTGTACGTCACGCAGTAAGCTTTGCATTCAACAATGACGGTGCATAAGAGTGCTAACTTGGGAGGGCCACTTGGCCCTCCTTTCCAATAAGGGGCAAAAGATGAAATATATTATCCTGAAATCCTGTGTTGCTGCTGGTCAAGCGAGAAAAGCGGGCGATATAGTTGAGTTGGGCGCAGATGAAGCGACTGCGTTAAAGGGATATGGCCGCATTGGAGATGCTCCTGCGCCTAAGCCTGTGAAGGCTCCCACTGATCGGGCCGCAAAGCCTAAGACCACAAGGGCGAAAAAGAGCTAACGATGGCCATACCATTTGCAGATGATTTATCAAATATATTCGATGTTGATGAATTCGCCACTGCGGTCACTTATGATGGCGGCACGATAAATGGTATCTTTGATAACGAAACCATTCCTGTTGATACGGGCGGTTATGTGGCCGTTCACGAAGAGCAGCCACGCCTAACATGCAGAACAGCAGACATCTCCAGCATAGCATACAATCAAGCTATGGTTATCAATGCGGTGACATATTATGTGCGGGCGTGGATACATGATGGCACTGGCGTAACTGTTATTCAGTTGGAGAAATCATAGTGGCTCACGTTAGGCAGCAAATAAGAGAGCGCATTGTTTCTGTGCTTACTACTAATGTCACGCTGGTCAGCAACCGCGTATATGGCACTAGGGTTTATTCTCTGACTGACGCTGATTTGCCAGCCATCACGGTTTACGCGGGATCAGAAGCATCTGCATTGCAAACCATTGGCGTAAAGACATCTGCGCGTGTTGTTTCTATTGAGGTAGACGCATATGTACGCGCAACAACTAATTTTGATAATGATGTGGACGCTATTGCAGTTCAGATCGAAGAGGCAATAGCCAATGACTTCAACGTCAATGGTCTTGCAAAGTCGGCTGTATTATCTGGTACAGACATCAATTTTTCAGGTGAAGCGGAGCAACCAGTAGGTTCCGCAAAGCTGACATTTGATGTAAGGTATGATACAGCTATCGATGACGTAGAAACGGCCAGATAAGGAGGCTCCAATGGCTACACATACAGGCAGCGAAGGAACCGTAAAGGTCGGTTCTGATGCCATCGCAGAAATCCGCTCTTTCAGCTTAGAGGAAAGCGCAGATACCTTAGAAGATACAACTATGGGTGACACTGCTCGCACATATAAATCATCTCTGACAACATTCACCGGATCGGTTGATGTTTTCTGGGATGAAACGGATACCGCCGGTCAGGGCGCTCTCACTATTGGAGCTTCAGTAACGCTGAATGTTTACCCTGAAGGTGATACTGCTGGTGACACATATTACAGCGGGTCGGCCATTGTGACGGGGATTACACGATCTTCTTCATTCGATGGTCTTGTGGAAGCATCAAT